ATGAATTGCACGGAGATATCTACTGTATCCACTGTCTGGAGAACGGAGCCTTCTTTGTCTGTGGAAAGTGCGACGACTGGGAGTACGACGACGAAGGCACAACCATCAAGACTGGCGAACGCGTGTGCGCTGGATGTCGTGAGAATCGCTGTGGTTATTGTAATGAGTGCGAGGAATACATATGGGGTGACACCATATTCATTGAACGTACCGATACCCATGTGTGCGATGACTGCTGTGATGAATACTATTTCACATGTGAAGAGTGTCGTCACGTGGACAGCAACAATAACAAACGGAAGGCTACGGCTGACCGTGACATCTGTACTGAATGTGCGGATGACGACGACAAGTTTAGCGAGTGCGATAGGTGTCAGAGATACGAAGAAGTAGACGACACCCGTACTGTCCACAATAACAACGTGGAAGAGACATGGTGCGAGCCGTGTTCAGAACGTCACGCCATCCGATGCGAGACTTGCGAAGAGATGGTGGCTGGTATACACAACTGTCCAGAGGAGGACGCTGATGATTAATTTACACGCCCTACGGGGCATATATAGCCAGCCCTTCTCTGGGTTCGAAGGGTATGGCAAGGTGACCGAAGTCGCAGGAAGGAAGCACATCTTCATTGACAACGGCGCTAAGATACTGGGCATTGCCCACCTTGACTACGTACTGGAAGACCCGCTTGTTCAGGAACTACACCTGCCCAAGCGGGAACTCCTCTTCTCACCCAAGCATGACGACAGGCTGGGCGCGTACCTTCTGCTCTATGCCCTTCCTCTGATGGGGATTGAGTTCGATGTTCTTCTCACAACGGACGAGGAAGTTGGTCGTTCGACAGCGGAGAACTTTACTACGGACAAGCAGTACAACTGGATGTTCATGTTTGACAGACGGGGTTCAGGATGTGTGACCTATATGTACAAGGACACAACATGGCTCGCCGCCCTGCGAAAAGACTTCACCATTGAGAACGGTTCAACCTCATGTATCAGTAAACTGGAACATCTCAAATGCTCGGCGGTGAACGTGGGTACTGCCTATCATGATGAACATACGGACATGTGCTTTGCAGACCTGAACGAATTGCAGGCACAGGTGACCAAGTTCAAATCGTTTTACGATACGAACAAGGACATCTATTTCCCGCACGAAAAGTACGTAGCCCCGCCACGTGTGACTGGCTCGGACTGGAGAGGCGGAAGATTCTGGGGCGATGAGTTGGATGATTACAGATACTCGCCTCCACCCCGCATACCCACTACCAAACCACCCATCACTACCAATCCAAATAAGTACCTTGACTGGTTCGAATGGATTGGCAAGAAGACACCCATCGTTTGCAAGTTCTGCTCTAACAGTCTGGTAAGTATGCCCAGCATGTTCTACATTGGCGTATGCTGTGAGTGTGAGGACTTCGCGGTCGAGTGTGATGGGTGCGAGGTTACGGTCAAGATGGATGTAACAATCTATTCCGACCCTGACTATGACCCGAACGTCCCAATTCGCTGGCTGTGTGAAGACTGCTTCAAGGCAGAGGAGGCAGGCAATGCCGTCGCTGATGACCCAGATACTGCGGGGTAGTCTGCCTCTTACATCGGCGGAGAAGATACTGTCTGAGATACTGGACAGGGAAGTCTATCCGCCGATGTTCCCCAACTCCATCGGTGCAATGACTGGACTTACACTTGCTACCATGGCGAACAGATGGGATGACATGAAGGATAAGCCGAACTCATTGTTCGGCTACTCCGTACTTACTAACCTTGTTCGGGAAACCGAACTGCTACGAAACAATCCCGCCATTCACATGTACACGAAGGGCATCGTGTACTTGTCATACTATGAGTGGCGGGATATACTCAAGAGGTGACCATGACTAATCCAGAAGAACTAAAGGTAGGGGACATCGTTGTCTGCGTTGATGACCTCGATGTAAAGTTTGGCAAACTAACACGGGAGAAAGAATATAAGGTAACCAGCATCCATGGAATCTATGACCGCAAAGAAAATACCGAATGGTTTCAAGTGGTGAGTGACCGTGGCGAATACTGGTATCATGGATTCCGATTTGAACAGAAGAAGTACTATACTACAGACGGATGGGCAACACTATGAAATATGTGATAGGTGATAAGGTACGTTGTATTGACCAAGAGGATTGGGCGAAGCAACTTGTATTGGATAAAGAGTATGATGTATTAGACGTATCAACTGGCGGAACAAAGATAAACGTAAGAGAGGGATTTGATAGATGGTGGGTATGTGTGAGTAGTTTTGAACTGGCAACTTCGCCCACTGGCTGGACAACTCTATGAGAAAACAGATAACGGCAATGAACAATCGCCGTATCAAAAACGAGACAGCACGCCAACGAAGGGAACGTGTCCTTATGGCTGGCGTGTTGTCTCGATTTGGATACCGATATTGGGAGAGTGTACGCATACATAACCCAGCGTACACCAATCGTTACGGGGCTGTCATCGGTGGCAGTCAGTGGATTGACTACATCGTGGTCGGCCCGAACCGTAAACTATTTGCTATTGAGTTCTTCCCCAAGTGGGGGAGACATAACCCACACCAGTATCAACTGGCATGGTTACAGCAGAAGAAAGAATTTCTCTCTGCCCGTGGCATAGACACGATAGTCCTGAGACGAAACGAATCATCTCAGGACTATTATACTCGTATCTATATGTGGTTACATGGAGCCAAGCGCGGCAGGTGACGGAGGTCGGACTGAACCTTCCCCTTCATCTTCCATCTCAGGCTCTCCACCTGTAACTTCGGTCACAAGTTCCATGAAGTCAATGCCTGCTTCATCTGCCATGGCTTTTGCTTTCTGTAGAACTTGAACTAACATCGGGCGTGGGTCTGGTTTCCCTGCGCCTTCTCCACCTTCGGGCGGCGGGGGTGCGGTCATGTCTTGCGCTGGTGCTGGCATCATACTCTATTCTCCTAATCTTAGAATTGTACCCACCCCCTGATTAATTTGGGGGGTGGGTGTGGGTTGGTCGGCAGGAGGCGAACTGTCAACCTCTTCCATTGTACTCCCATCCTCTTCAGGATTCAAGTCAATGCGAATGAGGAGGCGATTCCCCTTCCTTGTCTGTACAATAAGGCTACGTCCTGAGTCGAACCTGTCACTGTGTTCCTGACACAGGGCGATTCCATCTACAATCTCTACGTCATGGTCATCCAACAGAGGGATGGCGTATTTCGCCTCGCTTGTACAGAAGCGTTCCATCTCTCCAACTTTCTCAACGACTACGCCACACAGGATTATATCCATAGTGCCGCCTTCGCATTGGGGAAGTTCTTGTTTCGTTCGAACTCCAGCCATGCGTCACGTTCAAGTCTGGACATCTCATGTACCTTGGTATGACAATCGTTACATAAAGCGTAACGTGTCCAAGGTTCATTCATCCAGTTAGGGTTCTTGGATTTGGGTGGGTTCTCATGCAGACAGACAGCGTAGATGTGAGGATGTACGACACATCTAAAGTTATATGCCTGCCATATATATAAATCATTGTCGGGTATCTCTACCCCATTAGGAATTGTTATCATTAGTTCTACCTCCACATCGGAGTATATCACACAGAAAGGAAAGGTGCAATATGAGATTTGAAGATGGATTCAAGGGACTGGAAGTGTACGTCAAAGGCGAGAGCCACGGATATTTTTATGACGGTGTGTGGATTATCACGGCATGTGATAAGTCGGATAGTACCTTTAGTTTGATGAGTATTGATGGGCGGTTCTCCGACCACTGGACAATACCCAGCATATGCAAACCACACATCGTAGGAGGTAACGGATGGCAGACAATCTAACAAGCATCAAGAACAACGCCGGCGATATATTCTATGTTGGGGATAAGGTCAAGTTCTCCAACATGGGCGGGGAGTTTACCATCATGGAAATTTATATGTATAAGGGTGTTACTGAATTCCCTTGCTGGAAAGCCGAAGATGGTAAAGAATATATCCCTTATAATCTTATACTGGTCGAGCGACCAAAGGAGGACGGATGGGCAAATATATAGACTATCAAACGTACCTGAATCAGAAGGTTGTTTGTCTGACCGATAAATATCAGGGCGTAAAAAAGGGAATGGAGTATACTGTGTATGGTGTGCGAGGAACACTAATCAATATCGTATCTAATTGGGGGTATGATAAGTGGTTGCTCGCATCAAACTTTTCTTTACCCGATGAAGTGAGAGGTGACGGATGGACAACCCCATAACATGTACATACAATAAGTACGGTGAACCGTTCTTTATTGGGGATGTTGTCTCTCTCCCAGGCAGGAAAGGGACGTATGTTATCAAAGAATTTTATACGTCCCAGTGGTATGCCCATCCATGTTGGAACGCAGAGGATGGCAGTAGTTCATGGCTGTCTGAGAATCTCGTACTGGTAGCACGCGCCAAGGATGTGAAGGAGGACGGATGGACAAGCGTCTAAAGGTAGGAGATAAGGTTATCTGTCTTGATGCAAGAGGGTTTGGTCATCGCCTGATAGAAGGGAAGGAGTACACAATAACCAAGAGAACGTATACCGATTCCGTTGGAGTTGCTGAAGAACCCACGCGTACATACAACGAGGAACGATTCGAACGGGTTGAGGATTGCAAGGGTTGGAATTCCCCTTAATACTTAATATACTAATATATTAAATATTACTGCACGCCGTTCTCGATAAAACGTGACTAAAACAATATAGCAATTTTACAAAAAATTGTCAATGTTTTGAATATAAACTCTGATAAAATTCTAACAAACGAAAGGATACGCACATGCAACACAAAGAAGGTAAGGTAGGAATGTTGATACGCGCCACTGAACACGGCGGACGATACACCAAAGATGTGGTGTACGAAATACTCGCAGTTGAAGGAAGCGGGGGTAAACACTTCCGTATCATAAATGATTTAGATAGGGAATGGTGGGTAGACCCCGGCGCCTTTGAGCCTTCGATGGCAGATGGGTGGAACTCAGTATGATACAGAATCCCATACAAGCAGAGGTCGTTGACGTAGATGGGGCGGGTATATCCTTTGTAAAGTTGATGGGTCAGATTATAACCATCAAGGAATACGGACATCCTGATTTTGTCAAGGCGTACTTCGATGGACAGTGGTCGTCTGGTGGATACAGACGTACACGATTTCGGATAGTGGAAGAGGAAGGTGACGGATGGAAGAATTTGTAGTGTGTGTTGATGCTAAAGGTGCGAGAGATATAACTGTTGGTAAGGCATATGTTCTTATACATAGAACTTTCGCCGTTACCAGAGTCATTGATGATGTTGGGGATAGTACTTCGTATTGTTCGCACAGATTCGAACCTCTTCCCAAAGCCGAAAACCTTGACGGATGGAAAACATTATAGTAAGATAACCGTCTCCTTTTTTGTGACTGTTTAGAGTGCATAGGCAATCAGTTAGTATCCGGCTGATGTGTGCGTAGTAACTTGTATAGTTTCATGGTCTTGTGATGTAAAGAGCATAGCCCGACCCTACTGACTTCGAATCGCCGGTCGCTCCGGTAGAACGATAACGTGGCTAAGGGAAAGTCCGGGGCAGTACCGGAAGAGACATTCTATATTTGGAGGTACATTATATTGACACAAGGTAGTGCAATTATCAATGGTGATAGGATAGAGATTTCTTTTCCCTATGACCTAGAGTTATTATTCAAGGTTCGGGCGATTGACGGGCGTAAGTGGAATGACACCAAGCATCCCAATGTTTGGTCTATTCCAGTTACCGCTTGGCACGCTAACCAAGTGGTACGTTTGTTTCCAGAATTTTACATAGACCCTACTGTAAAGTTCATGGCTGAGGGGGAGAAAGAAAAGCCGAAAGCCAAACTACCCAAAGAGTTATACAAATTCCAGAAAGAAGGTATCGAGTACATCGCATCTGTCAAGGGCAGGTGCATCATAGCAGACGACATGGGACTGGGCAAGTCCGCTGAAGCCCTCGTCTATCTGCGCTTCCACGCCCAAGGCAGGACGCTTATCATTTCCCCATCCAACGTCACGTTCAAGTGGAAGGATGAAGAGTGCAGGAAGTGGTGGCCTGAGAAGAGCGTTGCCGTTGTCACCAGTGGCAAGCAAACCATCCCTTACGCCGATGTCGTTATCATGTCCTACGGCATTATGGTATCACGCTACGATGAGTTGGTGACTCTAGCCTTTGACAACGTCATCTTCGATGAGGCACACTATGTCAAGGGGCCAAAGGCACAAAGGACAAAGGTCGCCAAGGCGCTGGCTAGAAGCATGTCGCGCGTACTGCTACTTAGCGGTACTCCGTTCATGAATAACCCGGGCGAACTGTTCTTCCTGCTTAATATCCTTGACCCGTTCAGCTTCTCCAACTACTACCAATATGCCATCCGTTACTGCGGGGCATACAAGGTCGGCGGGATGTGGATATTCCCCAAGAACGTAGTGTCAAACAGGGAGGAACTGGAAGGGCGATTGAAACATTACATGATACGTAGAACCAAACAGCAGGTAGAGTTACAACTTCCTGAACTGGTACGTTCCTACGTACCCATTGAACTATCCAACGCCAGCGAATACAAGAAGGCTGTCGAGAACTTTAGAACTGACTGGCGCAAGGGAGGCAAGAAGTCCACCGCCCTTACCAAACTCACCGAGTTGAGACAGGTCATAGGTAGAGCCAAGATAGAGGCGACCGTTGAACTGGCAGAGAACATACTAGAAGCAGGTCGTAAGGTTGTCATCTTCGCACACCATAAGGAAGTTGTCTCCGCCCTGCATAAGAAGTTGAACTCATACAAGGTGGGGATTATCTCTGGAGATACGCCCGCCAAGGATAGACAGACACAGGCAGAAACCTTCCTGCTTGACAATTCGCTTATACGTGTTATGATAATCACTGTCGCTGGAGCAGAGGGAATCAATCTCTACTCCGCCACAGATATTATATTTGCCGAACGAGAATGGACACCAGCCAAAGAAGAACAGGCAGAGGCCCGACTCCATCGCATAGGGCAGAAGTCGAACGTAACAAGTTACTATTTAGTGGTAAAGGGAACTGTTGATGAACAGATGGACAAACTTGTACGTGAGAAGCGTGGAGTAATTGGACAAGTCATCTCGCAGGATGAGATACTTGAAAGCGTATTAGAAACAATACAAGGAGAATAATAAATGAATGAGGCGATACAAGAACTATTAGGTACGATACAAACAATGGCTCCCCATGTGTGGGAAGTCTACATACGACAGGTATGGATTCAAGGAATCCAGCAGGCAATAGTGTTGGTAATCCTAATTGCAGTAGCAGTATGGGCTTCCAAGGTTGCCTACAAGAACTGGGAAGATGAATGGGATAATGACCATAAGTTTATCTTTGGTCTGCTCATGGTTATACTATTCTGTTTCATAATCCCCCTCGCCATGTCTGTCACTGGTCGGCTGTTGAATCCAGAGTTCTACGCAATCCAAGGATTGTTGAGCAATGTGCAATGATGCGGACGCTACTGTCTCTGATGGAACTGGAGGATTTCCTATTGCAGAGACTGATGGAGATGCTGATATGGTACTGGCGTATGTACCTGAAGCCGAATGGATAAGTTGGACTCGTGCCAAGTATCTAGCCAAACTACGAGATACTGTCGCGGCGCGAGAATTAGAATGGAGTATATTACAAACCTATTAGGTTGTAATTGTTTCTTATTTGTGGTAGTATGTATGTAGGAGGTACTACCTATGCCGTATAAGAATAAAGAAGATGCCAAGAGATATAGACGTATTTACTATCTAAAAAATAAAGAACGAATAATAAAGCAGACAGCAGACTATCATGCGAGTCATAAAGAGCAGACTAATAAGTCAGCACGAAAAAGCATGTGGATTATGACTTCGAATAGACGAGAGCGAGTATACAAACTTCTGTCGTCTAAGTGTAATCGGTGTGGATTTACTGACCGAAGAGCATTACAGATTGACCATGTACATGGAGATGGAAAGTCTGACCGTAAAAAGTATACGTCTCAATCTCTATATCTAAAACATATATTGGAGGTAAAAGGTAAAGGATACCAAATACTATGTGCTAACTGTAACTGGATAAAGCGTCACGAAAACAAAGAGACTCAACTACGAAAGGAAAACTATGGCTAAAATAAAAACAATAAAAGCGCAGGTAATTTCAATGTCCCCCCAAAGACAGCAATATCGCCCATATCTTTATGACCTTGCACCACTCAACCTATATGTTGAACTGCCACTGGACGATGATGTCGTCCTACAAGATGGCGAACAGGTGGTGATTACACTTGATGGGTTTACCGCCCTGCTCGGGAAAGTCGCAACGTCCCTCGATGAAATGCACAAACAACATGAATACAAACTAACAGGAGTAAAACGATAATGGCACTTCAACTTACACAAAAGAAACAGTTCGGCCCGTCTGGAATTGCGGATGTCAAAGTCCTCGCAAAGAATGTACGTATCGCCTTCAAGGATGGAGACGTATATGAGGTTCCATTAGAAGCGTGGGATAAGAAGCGCCCCTCTGGAGAATACCGCATCGCCCTCAACAAGACAGGAGACAAGGTGGTGGGTATCAATCCTCTGCCCGGTACGTATCTCGTCCGCTTCAAAGAGTTCAGCAATCGTACCGATGGTATCCCCGAGTCCAAGATTCAACGGGGCGGCCCACGCAAGGGCAAGAACGGACAGCAGTACATGGCTCCAGACCGTCTGGTATTCCATGCACAGTTGGAAGTCCAGAGCGAAGACCGCTTTGATGGCTTGACCATTCTCTGTATCCTGCCCTATGGCTTCGAGCCTTTGAGTGGTACACCCTTTGCCACTATCAATGTCACAGGTCGCCGTGACTTAGAACGCATTGAGCAGTTCCTGCGCTATGCTGGCTATGACTTCAACAAGGATATTCCCTACGCGCCCAATGTCCTGCCGTGGCTTGAAGAAGATTTGAAACGCGCCGCCAAGATTTTCATGGTGACCACCAATGCGGACGGCTTCATTGACACGATGGCTGAAGTACCAGCCGCCCTGCTTCCCTCCGCCAAGAAGAAAGGCAAGAAGTAAATGGCAGTAAGATGTTCACGTTGTGGTGACACGAAGCCCGACAACATAGAAGCATTAGAAGCTGGTTGGGCGTTGAGATGTTTCATGGGCGCATGGTATTGGATTTGCCCGAAGCATCTATAACTTAGAAGAAGTCCCATCGTCTAACTCAAAATGAATATGAGCGAGTGCGCTTTGGCACAGAGAGTAGGATGGCTTATAGAAACCGGATGTCAGTTCGAACCTGACTGGGACTTCTAAGGAGAATTATGAAGCGACTTGTATACATAACCGATGAACACCACCCCTATCTGATACGCGCTGTCTATAACTATGACGAGCCGAAGAAGGAAACACCGTTCATCAAATTCCTCAAAGACTTTCAACCTCATGTATTCGTACAGGGTGGTGACCAGTTGGACTTGTCGGTCATCGCTCACTGGAACAGAGGGAAGCCGAGAGTCAATGAGAACAAGCGTCTGTCTAAGGATTACAGTACGTATAACGAAGTCCTTGACCAGCGCGAGAAGGTTCTGAAGAACCTAGAAAGTCATTACATGCTGGAGGGTAATCACGAGTACTGGATTCAAGACCTGCTCGATGAACTCCCAGCATTTGAGGGGATGTTGGAAATACAGAAGAACCTGAACCTTAGACAGAGGGGAATCAAGTGGATAGAAATGCGCAAGCATTTGAGCATTGGGAAACTGAACTTCATCCATGGAAACTACAAGGATGGATACCTGCCCATCTACGCGGCCAAGGCAATCGCCGCCATCTACGGCAAGTCTGTGGTATACGGACACCAGCACTACAATCAAACCTACAGCGCGCAGACCCCGTTCGATTCCAAACCCTATCAGGTATGGGGCGTGGGGTGCATGTGCAATCTCAATCCTGCGTGGAAGCGCAATGCCCCAGCCGCGTGGTTGAATTCATTTGGCGTTGGTTACCTGCATGACAACGGTAACTTCGACTTCCAAGTAATCAACATCACAGACAATCAGTTCGTGTTCGACAAGCAGATATATCGCTAGGAGAATTTCATGGAATCAGGTATCTATCAAATACATAATACTGTCAATAATAACCGCTACGTAGGAAGCGCAGTAAATATTAAAAGTAGATGGTCTAAGCATATGGGGGATTTACGGCGAGGTACTCACTACAACGCCCACTTACAATCAGCGTGGAATAAGTACGGAGAAGTCAACTTCAATTTTATGGTAATCGAGGAAGTGGAGAAGTCGGAGTTGATTATTAGAGAACAACATTACATAGATTGCCTATCACCTGAATATAATATACTTCCTATCGCGGGAAGTCCGCTAGGTTCAAAACACTCGGAAGAAACCAAGACTAAAATTGGAACATCCAATAAAGGAAGAATAGTCTCCCCTGAGACTAGATATAAGATTGGACTAAAAAGTCTTGGGAGAGTATTCACTGAGGAGGTGAAGATGAAATTAAGTAACATTCGCAAAGGTAAGAAACAAAGTCCTGAACATGTTCTCAATCGTACTAGCAAGCAAGTAGGACAGAGACGTTCGGAAGAAACAAGAAAGAAAATGAGCGAAGCCCAATATAAAAGATGGGATAAGCAGGTGTATAAATGACCATTCAATACAAAGACTTCTTGGTAAAGTTAGACAAGGCAACAGAGTATTCCAAGTACATCGCTGGGATGTGTCCGTTTCAGGAGCATCACAATCAGGCGATGTTAGTCTTTGCGGATGGGTGGTTCAAGTGTCTGGGGTGCGGGCGTCATGGTAACTGGAAGCAACTCTGGAATAAACTCAATGGACAGAACATTGTCATACGTCCAGATGCCAAGGTCGAATGGAAAGGCCCGCACCGTCTGGATAACTTAGAAGATGTTTGCTATCAGGCGCATCTCGACATCATGCAGTTCAGTTCATATCAGTGGTACTTGGAAGATAGAGGACTACAGGATAGGATTGAAATCAATGAACTGGGTTACTACGAAGGCTGGTATACAATCCCAGTCAAGTCAGAGGATGGCAACTTTATCACCGCCGTCTTTCGCTCGTCCCCTCTGGTACAGCAGGCAACAGGATTACGGTACGTATGTAAACATGTACCCATTCCGTTTATCCCAGACCATCTCACGGTGCGGAACTCCAATGTTCTCTTCGTGTGCTATGGAATACTGGACGCCCTGACACTGGCGGATATGCGCTTCCCAGTCATGACAAGTACCGCAGGTAAAGACACGTTCAACCCGGAGTGGTTGGACAATTATCGTAAGAAGATTTTCATCATCCCTGACAAGGGAGAGGAAGATACGGCATATGCCCTTGCATCTCAACTGGACTTTCGGGGTAAGGTTCTCAACTTAGAATATCCTGACGGTATCAAGGATTGTAATGGGTTCTACGAGAAAAAGAAAGGAGAGGCGCTTCGGCGTCAATTAGAAAATGCCTGAGAAATACAACCCTATTTGGACTATAGATGAGTTCGATAGAATCATGAAAGAATCGTACACAACTCAAGGAGATTGGGTGGTAGTCTCATCTCCGAAACTACATGAGATATGTGAAGATGACCCGCTCTACTTGGAACGATTGGTAGAAATGATACGACTAAATAATGTTGTTGTTATATATGACCCAATGAATGACACTTATAAATACAAAGAACATGTAATGAACTTCAATCCTGCTACGTTTGGTAAACCTGCGGACGAGATAACCCATGAACAGTACACTCGTCTGAAGAACATGGTAATGAAAGACAAGGAGGAGAAGGAGGATGGTTGGAACAGCATCTAAGTTTCCTGACCTGTTCGTACTATGCGATGACCATCCTTCAGTGTACGATAAGTGGAAGGGACATCAGATAGTGAAGTTGGAGTACAAGTATCCCACGCCGCACACAATGCTGGCAGTTATCATAGAAGAAAAGGAGATAAAGATATGGCAGGAAAAGGTAAATGGAGGTCGCTAAGTGAAACAGTAGCGGGTCTGGTATTGAAAGGGATAGATGACCCAAAGGCAAAGATGAGGATTCCGGCAGACGCTGTGAATCCTCTTAGTCTCTGCGCCCCGTATCACGAGATTATCCCACTCGCTCGGGACGGAAAAGACATCGGAGCAATATCAATGCTCGTTGGAGTACAGGCTGTCAACGATGCGCTTCAGATGGCGGGTACGGTCAGTGATGAAATCAATCCTCTGATTTGGATTAGCCAGTTGGAGAAGGAATCAGGCAAGGCACAGGCAGGGTACAAACTTGACCCGTTCGTCAAAGCCTTACAGAATGGAGATGAGGTTGACGTTGGTGGCATCATCAAGATTATCAATGACCTAGAAATGGGGTATCAGGAACTGACCCCCATGTCCAAGGTTGACCCAGCCAATGCGGTATGGCACAAGACAGGCTACGCCCCATGGGATGACAACTTCAATGGACTGCCCGCCTCCAGTCTGACCATCATCGGTGCGACACCGGGCGTAGGTAAGACAACGCTCATGGTCAAGCTAATCAAAGAGATGATTATGCGTAAGGAAAACAAGAAGAAGAAGGCCGCCATCTTTACCTTAGAAATGACAATGGCACAGTTGACCCAGCGCATGGTTGACTTGGCCGACTTGAAAGAAGCAGACAAGGACAGGGTACTGTTGGGCGATGGAGCCTATACAATCCATGAAGTATACGCGGTAGCCAGCAGAGCCGCCGCAATGAATGACCTCTGTGTTATAGCGATTGACTTCGCTGACCAATTGGTGGAAGGTGAACAGTCCGAGGCCATCATGGGTGTCATATATAGAACACTCTCGATGCTTGCCAAGAAGACTGGCGTACCTGTACTCCTGCTGTCCCAGTTGAATCGCGAAGCACAGAACGGGGAGATGCCCCGCATCCATCAACTACGTTATTCTGGACTGGCAGAGGCAATGGCCGCGCTCATCGTTCTCATATACAACCCAAAGAACACGGCGGTCAATGTGAATATCAAGTCAGTCCTGCCCATCTCCGTAGGCAAGGGGTATCTAATCGTAGGCAAGTCCAGATATGGATTCGTACACGATAGTCCCGGCGCTGTCATGGTGGATTGGAATGGTGTGGATGGATGGGGTGACCGAGGCTTGGGATGGTTCAACGTGTAGGTACATATGGCACTGAAGATAACCCTGAAACCACAAGGCCCGCGCCAGCATCTGACATCTGTAGAAGATGTCATGAACTTTGGCAAACACAATGGGGTAACGGTAGAGAACATCCTACACGATGAACCCGGATACTTCGACTGGCTGTTCGAGAAGAAAATCATTACAGCCACTCCAGAAATGATGGAGATAATCAACAACGCAATCCTCAATCACATGGACGATAAATCAAGGAAGTCCTCATGGGAAAACTTTGGTAGTCTCATGCACGATTGGGAAGATATACCCTACTAAAGAAAGAGAGTAAGTATGAATAAAATAAAAGTTACCGACTATATATACAGTGGAGCAACGATTGAAGAAGTAATGATGGTGTTCATTACAGAACATCCGGATAAAGACAAAGTGCTTCGTGTGAATATTGAGTGGGTAGAATCCGCTTGGGTATTGAGGGCGACATGCAAATAAGAAATGCCTACATGATGTCCTACTACGTAGGCGAAATGGAATTCGTAGAAGTTTGCGGTAGTGTGAAGGAGGCGGCAGACCGTGCCGAAATGTGGAAGGGGCAGGGCTTTATGGCTCGCATCTATCCGATTGGAGCGCTATGCAAATAGTCACACAGATACCCGTTGATATAAAGAAGGGGCAGATGGTTGCCCTCGATATTGAAATGTTCAATCAGGACAGGGAGAAGTTGCACCGACCACATGGAAACTTCGCCTGTATCTCTGTAGCCGTAGAAGGCAGGGATGAGATTTACCAGTTGTACGATACGGCTGACCTAAAGAAATTGTTTCTTTCGATGAGTAAAGCCTACTGGGTCGGACACAATATGCTGTACGATTTGAAGCAGTTGATGCGGTTCGTAGAAATAAAACCACGTCCCATCTGGGACACCATGCTTGTCGAGCAGTCCATGTTCGGCGGGTACTATCAGAACTTCGGATTGCGTGACCTGACCCGCAGGTATCTGGGTATAGTTATGAGCAAGGAAGTCCGCTCCGAGTTTCAGGATTCCGTAGAAATGACACCAGACATGAAGACCTATGCGGCGCTGGACGCGAAGTACACATTACAAATTGCCTTGATGCAACGAGAAAGACATGAGGGCGCGCCGGGCTATTCGGCATATAGGGACATTGACGAGAAGATGATATGGCCGTTGCTCGATATTCAGGGGGTTCCGGTTGATGTAGAGGCGTGGACTAAGAGTACGAATGAGTTCCAAGCAATAGCAGATAATCTGCAAGACACGCTGGGCATCAACGTCAACAGTCAGGCACAGGTACTTAAAGCGTGCGCCAAAGCTGGTATCCATATTGCGGACACGAAGGCCGCTACACTGGAAGCCTACTCGGATGTACCCCTGATTGCCGACATCCTGAAGACCCGTATGTATAGAAAGGCGGTCTCAACCTACGGCCTGAAATGGCTGGAGAAATACGTAGAAGATGATGGGAAGGTCTACTCATCATGGCACATCACGGGTGCAGAGACGGGGCGCATGTCCAGTAGTAATCCCAATGGACAGAATATTCCACAACGCAGACTGCCTATCTTCCGTTCCTTCTTCCGCGCATCGCCCGGCAATATCTTTACAGTAGACGATGTGTCACAGCAGGAGCCGTGCATCTTGGCGTATGAAAGTAAAGACCAAGTCCTGACCAATGCCATCCTGAACGGGGAAGACCTTCATCTTGCAGTAGCCCGAGCCATCTTCAATGACCCAAGCATGGTCAAGTCTGACCCTCGCAGAGCGATTGGCAAGACCATCAATCTCGGTACGAGTTACGGTCTATCAGAACACGGCCTCTCCACTCGTTTGAATATCCCACTGGAAGAAGCCGAGAAGTTTATCGCCCAATACTTTAGAAAATTCACGGGCGTGTTCACATGGATTTCGTCCATGCGTCAGATGGCGTACTCCTCTGGGTACATCAAGACATCCAGCGGTAGGCGGGTGTTCATGAATCCGCACGATAAGCAATGGCAGAACAACGCCATCAATGCTCCCATTCAGGGAGGGGCGGCGGACTTCACAAAGATGTGGGTGAGGAAGTACTGGGAGAAATGCCAAGAGGCTGGCATCCCATACACCCTCTGCCTGATTGTTCACGACGAAACTGGATACGATACCCCAAGAGAATACAGAGTACAAGCAAACAAGATACGCAAGGAAGCGTTCGATGAAACGGCTATGACGTTGTTCCCGGGTATTCCCTTCAAGTCCGAATCTGAATACGGTAAGTCATGGGCGTGCAAGTCAATCAGCGAGGAGGCATACGATGAGAGCGAGTTGTGATGTGTGTGGTAATTTATTGGTAGGGTCGTATGGAAACCTGACCTCGAACGTAATCATATTGAGTGATGCTCCGGGTTACGAAGATGTCAAGAATGGTCAGGCGTACAGCAGTCAGTATGGAGAAGGGTTGAAGACAGAGTTGGGCAAGGTAGGAATACAAGCATCCGCCTGTCATATGATGACCCTGTGGCAACACGCACCCAACAAGGAGTGCGACATAAACTGGCACATAGACCGCATCCTCCCAACCCTGCTCAAAGCAAAACTAATCTTGATGCTGGGGTCAGAAAGTCTTGGCGCATTCACGGGCTTCTCAGCAATGGAAGTCAGTGGTACAATCGTCAAGTCCAAGATACTGAAGAAAGCCATCATCGTAGCGGGGCCGAGCATTGCCGCTCTGGGTAAGACTCCCATCGGTGAGTTACGATTGGCATTGGATAAATTTACAGAGCAAAGGAGAAACATCAAATGAACGAATTAGTACACGCGCCAATGGCGGGGTTGTTGAAGGGGAAGGACAATGCCATCTTCAATCAGGTGGACGATGTGATACAGAGAGCGCTGGCTACGGGTGACCCGTTGATTGCGCTGGAGTATGCGCAGAGACTGCAACGTGAGGGGTTGTTGAAGGGACTTGGGATTGCCAAGTTGATGTTCAGGTTGAAACAGAACTGGGCATTGTTCGAAGTGGCAGGGATTGGGGACAGCTTCGAGAGCATGGTCGAAACCCAGAACGGGTACGCTCCCGCTACACTGGATAAGTATATCCGCATGTGGGAGAGCATCTTCGAAAATCCAGAACTACCCGAAGAAATAAAGAACCAGTTATCTGGACGGCCCATCGGTGACCTGCTGTTGTTGACAGCCGCGAGCCGTGAGGGGTCATTATCCGAACGGGACTGGCAGGAAGTAACCATCGCCCCTGATACGAACAAGGTAAAAGAAATCATTCGTCGCGCGCGCGGGGATGTAACGAGTAGTAAGTCTGCTCTGACCATCATGATTCAAATGCGCCCAGATGGTGTCCTACCCCGTGGAACAATCACCGTATCCAGAGATGGAGAACGAAGCGTCATTGGTTCATTGAACCTTGACCTTGACGAAGAAACAGCCCAGAAAGCTATCGCGCGAATCATTCAACGTACTGGACTATTGGAGATATAATGACAGATGACATCACAATTGAAGGCAGGTATCCAATCTTGGAAAGAAAAAGCACCGGACTATACTCTCTCGACTGGTGTCTCGGAAGCAGAGGAGACTTCGGCGCGCCTCTCCGAGCTATATACGAGATTTATGGGTATCCAAATTCTGGAAAATCCACCCTCTGTTACTACCTCGCGGGCGTCCTTTCTCCGCTACCTGAAATCACAATTTGCGACTTCGAGAATCTTGATACCAAATACCTCAAGACGTCCATCGGAGCCAGTGGATGGAAAGGAAAACTCAAACTCGTAGACCTGATAGACGCGAAAGATAAACTACGCTCCCATGAAGATATGCTTACCGACATGGTAATGAACCTGAACACAACCTCTGGGTCTGCCATCTTGGATTCAGTGGGGGCTATTCAACCTACCGCCGAGGCAATGGGAGAGTTCGGTGAAGCGAACATGGGCAAGAAAGCGAAGTTAATGGGTCAGGTATCCAGAGCATTGTCAACCGTTGTAAAGAATACGGAAGACCCCAAGGTAGCGTTCATCATCAATCACGTACACCAAATCATCGGTGGGCGTGGACACACAACAGCAGGTGGGGTTATCCTCACCTACATGGCCGCAGTACGCATCATGATTTGGGGTAAGGAACAGTTCCTTGTCAACGAAGATACCAAGAAGGAACGCCCCATTGGATTTCTGGTGGAGGGTAAGACAGAGAAGTTACGCTTCGGCGGCAGGGGTAGGACGTTCTCCTACTACATCGTCCCAGGCATTGGCGTACACCCCGGAGCCTCCGCCATGTTCGACTGTTTCAATCACGGGCTGGCTGAGCGTGGTACTACAGTCAAGATGGACGGCAAGTCCATGGGATATATCAAGAAAGAATTTCTTGATTACGCCGAGTCAGGCAAGACTCGAAAGTTCGACCCCTTCATTGAAGCCCTGCAAAAGTATCAGGAAACTGAATTGAAATGGGGCGTGAAGGAGGAAGATGAAGTGGCAGATGGTAAGCCCAATAAAAGAAAAGATAAGGTGGAATAATCCCATACTGGAAGGTGGACATGGTTGGCAATATACTGCAATGATTCCCAACCACGCTGGTAAGATTGTGGGTGTAGACCCCGGAGTCAATCTGGGTATCACCGTCATCAATCGGGAAGAAGTGTTTATCTTCCATGGAAAGTTGAAGACCCAGAGAGACCCTAGGATTGAGTACGCGTCCCTAGCCCATGACATACTGGTCAATCTGATTGAAGAACAGAGAATGTCAACCGCAGTATTCGTACTCGAAGGTGCGGCATTCAATAAGACGTTCGGTCAGGTACAACTGGCAGAGGTTCGAACAGGATATTATCTAGCGATGAGGCACTACGCAAACGCTGTCCTGCTCCCTGCTCCAATGACTGTACGCAAGGATGTGTTCGGGGATGGTAGAACCCAGCCCGGTGACATTTTCCCTCAATTAAACCATAACGCCGCAGACAGCCTGTCCATCGCATTATACGCAATGTAACAAAAAGCCCCATCTCCTTGAATATTATAACGGGGGCTGTTATAATATTCAAGGAGGAACATAATGACATATTATTCAGAACATAAAGAAGAACGTAAAGAGTACGCTAGATTGCATAAAGATAGATGCAACGAATTACGAAATATAAGAAGGCGTACCCCAGAAGGCAGAGAAGCGAAAAGAAAAGAAGCCAAGAAACAATATAGAAATACCATGGCAAGAAAGTATAATATATCTGGGGAGTCTATTGATGTGTTGTTATCTATAACATGCTGTGAGATTTGTGGGTCTAATCCTAAAATACTTCACATAGACCACGACCACGAGACTGGAAACGTGAGAGGTAGGTTATGTTCTAATTGCAATCTAGCTTTGGGGTTATTGAACGATAATATCAGTACACTAGAAAAGTCAATTCAATATCTAAAAGAAAAAGCCGTACCTAAGTATACTTAGGTACGGCTTTTTTCGTTCTAGTCGAATTATGAATATGCTTGCTTCGTGGCGCGCAACTTGTTCTGCTCGTGTTGCCACTGGGTCGAGAGATAGAATAGAACCATGTTGAAGATGAAGTCGGCGTCTGGATTGCTCACGATAACTGGAACTGTCAGAAGGAACTTGCCTACGTAGGCAAACGTGACAGCCAAGATGGGGGGAACAATCGCTTTGATGCCTGACGGGAGTTTGTTCCATTCAGGGATGCGACTCGCCAAGAGCGATACGCAGATACCCACGACCACGGGTAGCCCGGGGCCGATGAGCCAGTTGAGAAAATCAGATACAGATTGGAATTCCATTTGTGTCTCCTATAGTGTGTATAATACTTCCATTTCGAAGGGCTGACTCTTGGAGATACTTACTCCAGTATCGGTCAGCTTTATCATGCCGTGCCATGTGCCGGCTCTATCCAAATCCGTGGCGGTTGGAGTAAAGTAGATTTTACCATCAGTCCCGTCAGAGAACAAGGTCGCTGTGTAGGTGACTGTCTTCAAATCATCGGGCGAGCGAAGCAGTACCTGAAGCGTATCATACGCTGTAATGTTCACATCGTCATTGTTCTCGTCAACCATATGCAGGAATACGGGATAGCCGTACTCTCCAACGATGACGTTCTCTACTAGGTTTGCTTTCTTACTAGCCATAGTCTCTCCTACTTGTTCAGGTCAGTGATGCGGATTCGGATTGGGAACCCGGGTTTGGGAAGAAGTTGTTTGATGCGATGGAACACAGGAGCAGTCGGGAAGAACCACGAAAGGATAATCATTCCGCCGTCAACCTTCAGAAGGTTGTCAGTCCCATTAACCAACGCTAGGTATCTGTAAGTTACTGCCATTGTTATCTCTCTCCTGATTCAGTTTATCAATTTCGGATTGCAGGAAGATAATCTTATGTCCCTGCTCGGCTACCAGAAGGATGAGTTTCTCGTTCTCCAGTTTCAACTGGCGCTTCTCTTCCTCCGCCTTGTTCAGTTTCTCGGTCAGTTCATTGATTTGATAACTGTGTAACTTTACTTCGGTACGCAGGTTCTGAATCAATTCAGTATAGAACTTTACAGTACTGACATCGTTCTGAAGTTCGAGAGTTTCCTTCTCTGCTTTCAACTTGTTCGCTTCAGAGGTGACCTTATATCGGCTGAACATATATCCTACCAATAGGCCGGCGAAGGTTAGAAGCGGGGTTGCCAAATCCCCTAATAGTTCTACTGTTTTATCGCTCATAGTCCAGTCCTCCGTGTGGGTAATCCCTGTCGCCTGCGAAGAATCCTGACTACGAGATTGAAGATGTGTACGATTACATTGTTTAGAAATATGTAGAAGATGGCGACACGAATCGCCTCCCCTGCATGGAACGTATGCGGGAACCAGAGGACTCGGGCATACGCCCCAAGCATATACACGATAGCCGCGAATGTACCAAGTCGCTCCCACCTATGCAGAATAACCATGTAATATACCTCAAACCCAATGGTTATAAAACCACACAGGTAAATGCCCCAGAGAACGAACTGGTAGTAACTCATTATGTTAGTTCCTCTATTTCAAAATAGGAGCCAGCGAGTACGATAGAAGCCGTACCGCCCGAAACATTTTGAGCAAATTGAACAGTAACCGTACCTTCGGCATTGACCGTCATGATTCCTTTGATTGTGATATGGGCGGTCGTAACTGCTGTGATTGCTCCTACTGCGGTAGATAGAGCCGTAGCCCGCGTGGATGTGATGGAAGAGTTGTTCATACTATGACCATCGTACACAATGCTGGTCATCGTTGCTGTTCCAGAGATGGCGGCCTTCACTCCACTCGCGGCATTCGAAGTAGTAAAGAGTTCTGCGCTGAATCTATACTTCCCACCAGCCTTTACCGTGAATGTAAGTCCAGTTACATTTACCAGCGTAGTGCTGGATGTAACTGAAAAATCGGAGGCTACTTGTGTAAGAGTAGGAACCGGACCATAAACTGACGTTCGGTCTATGATTCCTTTTGCGTTACCGGGGAAGTATGTTTCGCCTGAAGGCCATGAGATGGTAACAGGAAAGTTGACTACGCTATTGCTATCAATGTAGTATCGAGTTCCAGTAGCGCCTGTTCCCAACCATGTCATTCCATACACATTATAAAGACTATTATCGGTGGCGAGTAGGAAATAAGTAAACGCTGGAGTTCCAGCCAGTGTAATGGAGATGGGGGAAAACGGAGCGTTGTATGTTCCATTGGATAAATTCAAGTGGGTTGATGCACTCGCGTCAATCCAATAGTTACCCGGATTGATGACTCCATAATCCACCGCCGCGAGTTGTGCGTCTGCGGCTCCGAATCGGCAGAGATTGAATGTTAGAGTTCCGTGATTTGTTGCTTCCATCCCACCAATCACGGTAAGAGATAGAACAGTAAGTCTCCCTGAATTGGTTACGATAATACCATTTGCGCGATAGGGTGCAGGGGTTGAAGATACGCCATCAATGATTACAGTTGATGGGCTTCCTGAATTTCCTTCAATCGTAACTGTCCCATTTCCATCCCAAGGAGAATTTACACTGACAGTTTCTGCGTAAGTTCCAGCCCCAACCTTGATGGTGACATCGTAGCCACCCAAATTCAACGCTCCAGCTACCTGATTGATGGCGTATTGGATGGTAAGGAAAGCCCCACCCGCAGTATCCGCCAGCCCTGTATTGGAGTTGCTCCCATCTTTGCGGACATAGTAGATGCGATTTGCGAGAAGTAATTCACGACCCCCTGAACCTTTCAGAAGATTGCTGATTTTTAGTTTGCGGTCAGAAGGACTGGTAGACGGATTATCAACTACATACACCAGAGCGTCTGGTGTAGGTGTAGTTGTTTCAGTAAGGGATTGTAGGTTTTGGTCTGTCATTGTTATTCTCCTTTAGCAATATTACCAGAGTTGTCTGATAAGTTCAAAGCACGCTCAATGTACAGCCCATATACAGGGCCAGCCGCGTTGAGGAACTCCTGCCACGATACGTATTCAATGCTGTTGCTGGCTGGGTTATAGAACCCTATGAACCCACCGTTGTTCTTCTCGGGCTTGATGTCCGTCAGGGATACCCAGTGTAGGACACCCTGCCCCCTGAGTCTGCCTGTGCTGGCATCCATCTTGACACTGACAATGACGTTACCAGTAAGTAACAATTTCTTCAGTCCTGACAGGGTGTATCGGCTTCGCCCTATGTGAGGCTGATACAGGGCTTTGGTGAGCAGGATGCTGGGTCTGTCCCAGATGTTCGCCATTTCCTGTAGTTCATTCGCTGACGTTCCGCGCGCTCTGCCTGTCCCAAAGACCCGCTTGAAGAAGGTGGGTTGCAGGGTCTGCCAGTGCATAAGCATGGATTGCAGGGGGATTTTCAGGGCGTGGCATACGCACAATTCCCCGCACATATTCACCTGCGTAACACCATTGTAAATCATGTACTGCTCGAAGTCGTTCGGGTTCGGGGTCTGGTTCTCAATGATTACCAGATTGGATGGGAAGTTGTTGACGTAATCTTCAACATCATGCCCATTGACCCAGCCTGATTTCCCGTTGTACTCCACGTTCACCCACTCCTTGATGGGAGGAAGTCCACCTGAAGTTACAACAGCGTTGGCTGGGATGTCGAAGTGTTTGGCTCCTATTCCGGGTTGCTTGTACAGGGGGGTAAATCTATTTATCCATTGTTTCATTTTGTGTACTCCTCTTTGCTACCGCCAATCGTATCTATTTCATAATGGAAGTCCACGTACAACAATCCAGCGGTTCCAGTGTACGTATCAGAGGCATCACTCGAATGCCGATATAAGCGACAAACAAGTACAGTGGATATGTTCTGTCCTGACATTCCGATGGATGCGAGAGGAGTGATTAGGTGTGCATCTGCCGTAGTGATTGCTCCACCGCCTACGAGGGTAGTCCCAGAAATTTGTGTGGTTGCACCGAAAGCTGAGCCAATATCTGCCATTGTAAAATCCATTACCCATAGAGCTACATGACCTGCGGTTCCAGCCGTGCGGGGAATCCAGTGTACGTGAGGATAGATTGTACTGCCCTCTTTCCAATCGTGGGGCAACTGTACTGTGAAGAATACTTCCTTCTCCGAGGCTAACACAGCGTCATCAAAATCGTAGAGATATACGTTGGTCTTATACGCGGTAAATGTGGGGGCTTTTACGCCAGTTGTTCTAACAACAGGCTCCACTCTCAGGTCGTTCCAGCGGGTGGCAGTTCCTATCAGGGTGAGTTCTCCACCCTTCTCAATCTTGATACCATTGGTAACGCCACCAAGATACAACTCATCTTGGGCGTCATAGACGCTGAGCATCTCATCTTCAGTGGAGGTAGAGAACTTGTTTCTTCCTGTGTACGTATTCGTACCATAGAAGTTATTGTCACCTGTCCACGTATTGGTTCCAACTGACCACGTATTATCAGATGTGAACAGGGCATAGTCAGACCACCATGTCCCATCGAAACGCAGGAAATCGTTCAGATTGGGTTCTGCTATAACCACATCACTGAGTCCATCCAGAGAGATTTCAAGGGTAAGAGAACCAGTGCTGGTTATTCCCCACTGGGGTACATCATTGACAATGACCACGAAGATGTACGAAGTTCCAGAGTAGGTAAAGTAGGGGAATCCAAATCGAATCCCCGTGAATCCACGACCGGGTTCGACCGAGTTACCGAAACGAAGTTCACCATTCTGAAACAGTCCCAAGTGTTTGGAGATTTCAGAGATGGTGTTCACGGCTATCTGCTTGCCTGTCACGCGCAGGGCTTTGATGCGTTCGTCCAGTAAGCGTGCGATGTCATTTATCTTATCAACTATTGGTTGGCTCATATTGTCCTCAACTGTCCTTCCAACTTTCCAATCTCGACCTGAACCCTGTCAGGCATGTAATCGGAAGTCAGCATATCTCCGGGCGTGCGTTGTTCCCCGGCTCCACTGTGTACCCACCCGAATATCTCCTTCATCTTGACGATGAACACGGGTTCGTTATATACATCTTCTTCAGGTATCATGTACACCTGATAGCCCATGGCGGTCAGGGCGTCAATCTGTTCTTGGTCTTTCTTCATGCGCAGGAATTCGTCATGGGTCGGGCCGAGAGGATTGATAACGATGTGCAGGTTATAAAACAAAAAGTCGGCTACGATGCCGCCCGTATCAATCCGTCCGCCTTGCAGGGAACTCTGAAAGTCAAAGTCCGCCCCCTCTACGAAGTTCATGTTATGTGTAAGGTACTTCAGAATGATGCGCTCGGGTAACGTACCTCTGCGTTCCTCTCTGGATACGGCTCTCATTTCCAGAGGGCTTGTTCCCATCCACGGACGAGCTGGGCCGCGCCTGTGAATGACGAACCCGGGATGGGGAGGAGGAGTGAGAAACGCGTAATCAATCATCGCTCTGGTCTGGAAACGCACAGGGCGTCTCGGAACTTTCGGCATCTTGATACGCGTTTCACGCTTGAAGTTGGGGTTACGGTCGCCCGTAAAATAGTTATGTCTACCCTTCTTCTGAATTGGCATCGTATGTCTCCACGAAACTACACTGGATTACGTACTCAATGTCATGCTCGCTACGATAAATGGGTGTCTCACCAATCGCTGTCAGATAACCTTCGCGCACCTCCCCCATCAGACCTGTAAATCTGACGGGGGATTTGCTATTACGAATAACGCGTAATTCGTTCAGTATCGTTGCGGCTGAACGGTCATCCACATATACATCGTTTTCGTAATTGGTGGCGGCTACAATCTGGAACGAATAGCCCATGCGTGTGATAGGCCGCATGATGAAATTCAGAGTGTAGCTTTCAAGGACGGGGGTCTGGTCGGTTGTGTCGGTAATGAAGTCGAACTTGAACACGGCGTAGTTGAACTCAACGGTGGAGTAACCGCCGGGGAATCTCAACTCGGTAATGCCGGGGTCTGTTATCTTATCCCAGAGTTGGTAGTTGTCGCCATCTAAGGAATAATAGACTGCGATGTACCTATCGTCAGTTACGTTGCGTGCTTCCACGAACATGGAAGTCATGGACTTGATGATGCGCCTGAAGCCCATGTCCATACGGGAGGTAATCAGACTGTGTGGATTCTCCTCCGTATAGATGGGGAAGTTCGGGTAGGGGAATGAATCGCCCTCATTGAGTTGGATGTACTGGGTCTTGGACTCGGCGCTGAACCACAGGTAGTTGTTCACACTGTCATAGCACAGCATATCGAACTCGTTACTCCAGCGAATCAGGGATTCGGGTCTGCGGGTCGAGGAAATCACAGGGACTTCCATCATCTTGTGCCAGCCTACGCCGTCCCAGCAAAGGATTGCTTCCTTGACAGGGAACTGGCGCTCGTTGGTACGGGCGGTACAGAACAGGAAGTTATCCAGAGAGATGAAGTTCTTGTAGTCGAAGTAACTTACATATGGGTAGGTGTCGGTAAGTTTGGAAGGTGTCACGTTGGCGGTTCTGAATCCATTCCACTGAATGACGCGGTCACGAATCGGGAACAGCAGGTATCCATTGACGACTGTCATGGAACGGAAGTTATCCACCGAGAGGGAATCCGTAAAGTCGAGAACCCTGCGCGCCACCTTGTCGTCACCTATCATCCACAACCCATCAGGACGACTGACATATAGATTACCAGAGAAGACGACCGCTCCCAATGTAGGCATGTTACCAATACCACAGTAGATTACTTCTGGGTCGGTAGTCAACCCTTCCAGTTGGGACAGGTCGGCGTTGGTATCAAAGTGTACGCGGTTGGTGTTGCGCTTACCTGCGTAGATGAGTCCATTATGGATGACCAGCCAGTGATAGTCGGTCGAGTCAGCATTCAACCCGGCGTCTGTGATAACTCCTGCGGTATCCATCTTCTGAACTCGCGCTCCAGCAGGGCAGAATAGAAGGTAGTCCCCAGCGTTCAGAGCATATGAAACTGGGCTTCCCGTATACTTCATAGTCCACGCCGTCCCATCGTACTCGAACAATCCACCCGTCCCCCACGAATAGAACTTGCCGTTGAAGGTAGTTCCACCACGTTTGGGCTGGGCGTATTCTTCGGAGAGGGTAGGCTGGGTTGAGAGCATGACCAGTCCATCGTGTCTGGTATCAATATTACCTACGGTAGACATATACCCAGAGGCATCGCTGTACCAATGGAATCCGAATCCGTGTTGCCAATCTGTCTGGACAAGCGGTTGATACAGAGATAGGTCGGACATCAGGGCAGAGTTCCCCGGCACGGTTGCGCGGGGAGCAAAGTCTATGATGTCCTTTACTTTGTAGGAATCCAGATTGATTCTAAACGGTTTCCCGTCTAATTGAATATCGCCTGTCTCACTCATTAATTCATCCTCGATGTGACAGATTTCCAAGTCTGTCCTTTATATATTCTATGTATGAGAGTAGAACTTACTTCAAACTCCCTAGCTAGGGAGGCTTTCGATTGCTTTCCTTTTTGATTCCAAATATACATAACATTTTCCTCTGTAAGTTTTGCGCTCGGGTTTCCTTCCCCAGAAAACTTTACGCTTAGTTTTCTATACATTTCTGGGGGAAAGGTTTGAGATTTTCTAGCGATTTTAAGCTTTTCTATCGTCTCCTTAGAGTGCTTATGTCCAATTTCAAATCCAGTTGCATACATTACTCCGTTATATTCCGGCTTCCATGCGTCTATGAATTGTTGTTCGTACCACTTAGTCATAGATTCGTGACAGATAAGTAGAACAATGAATTCAAACGAATCGGTTCCGTATTTATCCCATGCTCTCTGTAAGTACGGGCTATCATGACTTCCTAAGTTTAGATTTCTCTTATGCGCATACCATCTCCTAGGAATCAGTATAGACGAGCCAATATATTGCTTACTGTCTACCTTATTTCTAATAGCGTACACACCAGAGATGCTATTCATAAGCCTACTCAGACCAGCCAAGAGGATTGTTGTTATCGTTGGCGTATGTGTGATTGGTCATCGGTGAGCGGAAGCGCGTGCCGGGGGTGTGAGGGGCATTGCGTACCACGTAGGCATCTGCCTCATCGCCGTAGTGTTTATATTCCGCGTAGTGCATATCCTTGTCGGCTTTCGTATTGCTGAGAGCCTGACCGTGCAGGATGGAACATGCCTTTGCTTTGATGTATTCAGCGGGGACGTTCGTAAGACTCGCTTCAGTTGAAAGTTCAGCGGATACTGAAATCATATCCAAGCGTAAGCGCATCCCGTAGAATGACTGGTGAAGTTTATTCATGTAGATGGTGTCAGGGAATTCCTCTGTGTCCATATGGAAATCGTTGAACGGCTTCCAAGAAATGATTTCTTCCGAGGCGTCATACAGCACATACTTGGAAGTCGAGTTCGGTATCGTAGTCCAAGCGGTTACTGTGAAGGTATTGCCTGTCGGAGTACCTGCCGCGCGCGTCTGGCCTGCTCCCTGCCCTGCGTAGATATTGATACGCCAGTTGGAGTTGACCCCTGTAGGCATGAAGGGAAGTGTAACGGTAGTAGAGGCGGCGGACGTAACCGTACCCCGCTCACAGTTGGCACGTTGCTCCACCCAAATCTTACTGATAATCCAAGGACGGTTCGTAAGCGCGGAGATGGTGTAGGTGAGTACTTCTTCCTGAAGAACGATTGTCTCATCTACGGTTGTCTGCGGGAATGACCTGCGTCCCAGTCGGATGGCTTCATTGATGGCATCGTGTACTTCGGTAGCGTTCCAGATGGAATGAATCTCGTAGGTATTTCCAATCGGACTCAGGGCGCATGGAGATTCCAGACGGAAGGTGTCATCGTTCGCACTGAACGAGCGAATCAAACTGATTTCATCGGTTGATACGTTATAAAACCAACTGCCCGCCCATGTACCTTCGGGCTGGGTCAGTTTGGCATCTATGATTGAGGATGTCGTACTTGAAGCCGCAACAGTCGAAGAACTCCCGACCCTGCGAAAGAACGGCATCCGTAGTTCCTTGCAAATTTTACGCCTTAGAGCGGCGCGTGAAGTGGTTTCTTCTGCCATGGTGTCTCCTGTGTAGTATCTGGTTCAAGTTCTATAATCAATCGCCAACTGGATGTCCCAACCTTGGGAAAGCAGGTCACCAGAGTAAAGGTCGAAGGGTCTGAGTATTCGGTCAACGTCTTATCCCAGTCTGTCGTATACACGATTCGCTTTCTGGTTGTCAGAGGGACAACATCTCCATTGGAATACAGGGCGCTGACCGTGTCGAGTTCGTAAAACAATCCCCCTGAAAGGTAGTTGTGTGCATAGATAATCGTACCCCCATCCCACACCTGAATGTTCGCATACCCATCCTTATCCGTTGTATGTATCGTAGTGTCTGGGATGAGCGGTATGTATATAGAGTTGATGATGAGGGCGATAATTATCATAAGGCGTTCAATCCTACGTATTCATTCTCCGTTCCACGAGGCCATACTACAAAATTATCGAAGGTCGCATTCGTGTCAGTAGTGTACAGTCCATGGTTGAACGAACTGGACGCCGGTGCGACTGCCAAAGTTCCAATAGTCGCATTGTTGTAAAAAAGTCTAGCGTCTGTTCCGTCTACAGATAATCGCAATATGGCTGTAGCCGAATAAGTTGCTACGGCACTAATCAAATTAGTAGTAACTCCCGCCACTACCTTATCCAATTTACAGTTTGTACCGTCATGATAAGCAATTAGATAATTATTTGCATCTGCGTAACGTGCCACAATTCCAGTTGCGCCAGCAGTTCTGGAACATACTGCTTCAATTAGAACGTTAGAGGAGGAAGTCGCCAAATAAGAAAATCCGATTCCAGTTGAAAGAACCGAACATACACGCTTTCCTCCGGTAATCCCCCATGTTCCTACATTGGTATAAGTATGGCCAACAGGGCCATTACCTTCAGGATTGCCCAGACCATCTGTAGTTGTAGTAGAGAACCCATCTGATTCCAGAGGGACTGGCACGTACAGTCTCTTGGATACTCGTAACTTATCGGCAGTCAGGATGGATGTCGTAGTTCTGGACGCAATTGCGGCGTACCCATGAGTCGCGTTTCCTGAACTAGCTGACATAAGTAGAGTCCAGTTGGTAAATGCTCCACCCTTTATGAAGTAGAACGAACCAGTAGGACGTAGTACTATTGCGATTTGGTAGGAAGTCGCCCCCGCATACGTACCACAGGGCATTGAACCACCTCCCGCGCGAGCATTCAACGAACCGGACGCTTGAAAGGAAAGGTTATCCGTAGTCGCTACAACAGTATCGCTATCGAATCCGACCTCGAAGTTCTGTGTCGTATTCGCAGGGGTGATGGTTGCTAGCAGAGTCGTACCCAGAGTTCGAGCGGTAGATACACATGGAATCCATATTCCATCCCCGGCAGTTTGACCAGTCGCCATGCTGAATAACCCGCCCGACAATGTAAGTTTACTTCCAGTATCCCGAACAAAGCGAATATTGCCCGTAGGTTCAGCGGCAGTTCCATTGATGGCAAGAGCCGCGCGCGGGGTCGTGAAGTCATCGTACATGTAGTAGTTGTTCAACAGCCACAATGAACTGTTCTCTGTAAATGCTGTCTTGGGTAATGTTCGTATGTCCATGTGACTCCTAGATGTAACGGGCAGCGGCTTTAGTATCTGCCATGTCGCTCGCTGGGGTTCCAGAGTAGGTCAGAACCAGTTTCCAATCACGCGGGATTGCGAACTGAACTGTCTCGGTAAAGGCCGCGTTCGTCTCTGGGGAATTGTGTACGAGATACTGATACGTCCCATCCGCATCAATCGGAGCAGACGCTGTCCACCAAGTAATGGGGTCACCGTAGGCATCCGTGGTCTGGAGGCTGGGCGTGACAGAGAACGTACCTGTCTCGTTCTCTACAACAATCGTAATCATCATGCCCAAGGCATAGAGATTGTTGAACACTCCAGAGGTGCGAGTCGCGGATGTCTGTAATTCAGGAAGCAGAACAGGGAACCAATCTGTTTTCTTGGCTCCCTTCTTCTGTTCTTCGATAACGATATTGGGCGTATAGGGCATGTCGCACCTTATACGTAGGCGGCGGACGCCTTGGTGTCAGCCTTATCGCTCGCGGGAGTCGCACCGTAATCCAAGAACAAGCGCCATGAACCGGGGACGGGGAACGCCACAGTCTCGGTAAAGGCGGTGTTGCTCATGGTCACAGGGTAGATGAGGTAATGGAATGTACCGTTCGCAGTAATGGGAGCGGCGGCAGTCCACCAAGTAATCGCGGTTCCATATGCGTCTACTGTCTGCAACTTGGGAGTAGCAGAGAAAGCGCCCGCTTCGTTCGCGGTCACGATGGTAAGAATCAATCCCATTCCATACGGGTTATTGAACTGTCCACTGGTGCGGTCGGCGGTTGTCAGAAGTTCTGCGGGAAGCACCTCAAACCAACCGGTCTTTTGGGCATTCTGTTTTTCGTTTTCACTATGTAATACTGGCATGGTAACTCCTATTGGGTAGGACTCTTATAGAGTCGGTTGGTTTCAGCCCACTTCTGTTGAAGTACTGGCTGTTCGTAATTCTTTGAAAGGATTTCTTCGCGTGCGCGTTGCTCTTCTTCAGAACGTCTGCGGTCACGCAGGGCGGCGGCTACGATTTCAGGGACTTCAGTAATCTCACCGGGCTTCAAGACCCATTGCATATCCTTGATGCGGATGACTTCAGGGATGACCTTGTTGATGGGGCGTCCATTCTCCATGACCTGCACCAGTTCGCCGGGGGAAACCACATTGACCTTTGGCATACGGTTCAACTGTTCGTGGAACTTCATGCGGTCGGTATGTACTTCCGCCCTTGCCATTACCAGAGCGTTCTGGAATTCGATGGCTCCATTGGCTACGATTTGGTCAGGGTTCCTAGCGCGCAGGCTGTCTGCCTTGGCGTTGATTTCATCCTCAAAGCGCTGGCGGTCTGTCTCCCAGCGTTCTGCGGCCAAGTCCATCTCTGCCATCTTCTGACGGATACGGGCCATCTCTTCTGACTGCTTCGCCTGATTCTGTAGCAGGGTGTCCTGCCCACTGATAAGCTGACGCAGGGCAATGGCGATTTCTGTTGCTTCTACATTCGTACCTTTCGTGAACTTATCAGACATCAAGTCCTGAACTACGGGGATGCTATTCAGGTCTTCGACGGGCTTGTAAAGTAAATCTTTATTACTTCGCGCTGTACGTGGTTTTGACATATTTGTCTGTGTCCTCTCTTACCGTTGTGCGACCATCCAGAGCGTCCGCCACAAAGTAAGTATCATATAACTTGCGTAAGTTTTCGGTTTCATAGACCGCACCCTTGACTATGTTTACCAGACCGAGAAGTTTACCGTACTTGGTCTGGGCTTCAGATAACTTGTCAGGGAAGTCGTTGGCGAAGTCTTTCCAGACGCGCAACTCACCTTCCATCTTTCCAAGTTCTGCGGAATGCTGGGCAAGTTCATTGTTCAGGATGGCGATGCGCATGTCCAACTGCTGGCGATACCCTGTCTTCATGTTCTTGTAACCGTAGAGCGGGCCTTTCAGAAGAGTTGTCTCAGCGGGGAAGCGGAACTTCTGACCGCGAGCGGAGAGCAATCCGATAAGGTATTCGAAGTTCGCCCTCTGATAAAAGTACTCACTCTGAGCCGCCATCTCAAAACCTACAATGAAGATTTCCTTGTAGCCCATGGTCGAAGCGAGCATGACCATGTAAGCCAGTGAACTGTCAAAGTACTCTCCCATTGGATTCAAAGCAATCATTTCTTCCAGAGGGTACTTGACCGAGTTCGGAATATCTTCGTGGGCTTCCTGCATGTAGATTACTTTCGGCCAACTTCTGCTTTCCAGAGGGCGATATAATCCTTTGTCACACGCAGGGCAGTCCGCGTTATTGAATTTTGCCGTACCTCCGCACATCGCGCAGACCTCTTCAATATTGCGAAGCCATGAGAAATGATTGGGGTCATTGCCGTTATTCTTACGACTGAAGTCCCAGCGTGGGTGCATCTGGAACAATCGGTCAAACCGCTTCACCCAACTAAACGCTGGGATGGCGATGTTTCCTGCTTCGTTCACAGTCCAGATTTCGTATTCATCGTCATCGAACGGGGCTTGCAAACGGGTCGTGCTTGCGAATCCGACAAGAGCCAACTTGTCTTTGAATCGTTTTTCAACTTTCATTAGTTACGCCTCCAACTAGGTAAGATAATTTAGTATACCAAAAACGGGCAGAGGTTTCAACGCCTCTGCCCGTTTCTATTCAGCGGTCAGCCTTATAACTGGTCGGCCAAATCCACGTATGACATGTAAACTTCGAACTGTCCAGCGGTTGTCGTGCCGGGGGTGTAGTTCACAATGCCGTAGCCACCTGAAGCAGGGATGACACAGAGGGGGCCGGTCGAGATAGCACCAATGGTTGTCACCAAGCTGAGAGCAGGGGCGTTCAGTACGATTTGGGGGCCAGTCGCAACAGGGACAGAGAATGTCGCTGAGGGGGCGGCTGACGTACCGGAGCCATCGAAGTCGGTCGTGACGCGGAGCCACGCTTCCAACACGGCGATGTTGCCCGGGAGTTCGAAAACATTAATCGCGGCAGTATCACCAAATCCAATCGCGTCGGACTTGACAATCTGCGGTGTGCGATGCACAACTTCAGTCATTCCCTGACCGGGAACAAAAGCAGGAGTGCGCTTGACGGGTTTGACTACTGCAACCTGAGCCATTAGTCCACCACCACCGCGTAGTCAATGAAGACATTGAGCAAACCGGCGGCCACGGTTGCGCCAGCAATCGTACCTTCGATGTCACGAGCGGCTGTGTAAGCCATCGGAACGGTCAGGCCGGTTGAGGCAATAAGAACTGCGCCAGTTGCGGCGATGTTCATGGTTGTATCAGCGAAGAACAGGTCAGCGGTTGTTGAATCGCCAACTGTCAGGGTAACGCTGGTCGTGAAGGCTGTCTCGCACTGAGTCCACATACCAAAGATGGTAATGGGTTCGGTGACGGTCACCAGTTTGTACACACCAGTTTCGCCAACTTGAATGTCAGCGTCTGAGGATGCACCAATGGTAATCTTCTGAACCTTGCGAACTGCGGGGACGTAGCCAGTGAAGACTTCGCCAACTTCAGGGATATTGCGTGCTTGGGTCATAATATAACTCCTTGTTGTTTATGGGGGCAAACGGCCCCTTCGTATCTGGTCGCAAAGTTACAATTCATGCAGAACACTCGGTATAGGTCTGGACGATAACTTTCAGTTGCTTTGCGGTAGGCTTCTATGCCTCTATCCTTTACTGAATTTCCTTTCTGTCCGTGTATGTGGTCAATAGTAAGGAATTCTCTTTGGGTTTCTCCGCAACATTCACATGCGTTTCCGTACATGATTAGGAAGTTCTCTCTATGCCGTAGGGCGTTTGCCTTTACTCTTGACTTTATGTGGTCTTGGTTTGCCATGTAATAACTCTTAGCTTCTTCCTTGTGAGTAGCGTCGTACTTCAAAATTGATTCTCTTCGCTTCTCTGGATGATTATCCACATATCGTTTCTTTCTAGCCTTGGCTCGCTCTGGGTCTTTAGCTTCTGACTTAGCCCATACTTCCTTGTGTTCTTGATAGTACTTTGCTTTATATGCCTTTACTTCTTCCGGGGTTGTCATGATTATTACTCCTACTTTCAATTTTGATTTCGGAGTAATTATATCATCTAGTCATCGGAAA